ACCGATCCGGCTACCGCCTGCTGCGCATCGCGCGCCAGATGTAGGAGTTGCGCATGGCAGGCGTTCCGATGGTGGTGCCGAGCTCCGGCGCCCTGCAGATGATCGGCCGCCAGGAGCTGCTCGGATTTTCGCTGCTGGGCTTGAGCGTGCTGCAGAACCGGCTGTTCAAGATCGGCCGTTTCGTCGAAAAGCGCGTGCGAAAGCGGGACCAGGACGCCGCGCAGGAAATGGTCGACCGCATGCGCGCGGACGCGCCTTACGACAGCGGCGATCTCTACGGTGGCATCCGATGGTGGGAAGAGGACGGCGCGTTCATCGTCCAGGCCTCCGCCGTGCATCCAGACCGCCGCGGCGGTGAAGACTATGCCGGTTTCGTCGAGCATGGCACCCGGGCCGGCGAGCGCGACCGCAGCATCTCATACGTCGCCGACAGCAATTATCACGATCTGAGCGTCGGTCTCGGCGACGGCAGCATCCGCGAAACCGGCAGAACCTACGGCCGCCGCCGGCTGCAATACCGCGGCCATCCCGGCACCCCGGCGCAGCCGTTCTTCTACCAGAACGCCCGCGACGTGCTGAACGAGCGCGGCGCCGACGCCGAGCAGATCGCCGGCCTGGCGCTCGACGAGGACAGCGATGGCTGACAGCGCCCCGCAAAGCATGGTCGGCGCGCTGCAGGCCGCCGTGATCGAAAAGCTGAAGAAAGACGCCGGCGTCAAGGCGTTGGTCAATGCGCGGATCTATGACGAGGTGCCGAGCGACAAGGATCGCCCGACCACGCCGTATCTCTATCTCGGCCCGGTCGCGCTGCGCCGGCCCGCGGAGACGGGTCCCTGCAGCAAGGTGCGCGAAGCAAAATTCCGGATGTTTGCGGTGTCCACCGAATTCGGCCGTCTCGAGGCCTGGGCGGTGATCGATGCGGCAAGCGATGCGCTGGACAATTCCGAACTGCAACTGACCGCGCCGTATTCGACCCTCGGCGACGACGTGAAGCTGATCAACGCCGGCGACGTGGTCGCGCCGGTTACGCCCAAATCCACCTTCGCCGATTTCACCGTCGATTTGACGCATCTCTAGGAGAATGACATGGCCGGCACCGATCAACCGCTTTCGGGCAATCGCTTCAATCTCTACCGTATCGTCAACAACGCGCCGGTGTTCGTCTGCACGGCGGTCAACGTCACCTTCACCCAAACCAAGACGTTTGATGACGCGACGATCCCGGATTGCAGCAACCCGATCGCGATCCCGACCCGCAAATCGGTGGTCAAGGAAAAGACCTGGGCAATGAATTTCGGCGGCAAGGCGGTGATGGCGCACTATACCGAGCTGCAGTCCGATTTCGACAGCGAGGGCGCGGTGCCGTATCGCATCGTCGCCACGCCGATCGACAACAATGGCGGCGGCCGCTGGGATGGCAATCTCCATCTCGAATCCCTCGAGCTGGGCAAGAACGACAACGGCATCGTCACCTTCACCTGCCAGGCGCGCGGCGACGGCGACATTCCGTTCACGGCGACCTGATGCAGACTTTCCTCCGACGTCCGTTCGCCGGCCGCGAGCGCACCTTCCAGCTGCGGTTTGGCGAGGCGGCCGAACTGGAGCGGCTCTGCAATGCCGGCATCGGCGCCATCATGGTGCGGCTGGCGACGCATCAGTTCTACACCTCCGACATACGCGAGCCGATCCGGCTCGGCCTGCAGGGCGGCGGCATGTCGGAGCCGGAAGCCACCGCGCTGATCATGGGCAATGTCGACGGCAAGCCGCTGGCAGGTCCGCATCTCGAACTCGCCTGCGACATCATCGGCGCCTATGTGAACGGCATCCCCGACGAAATTAAAAAAAAAGCCGCTCCATCGCGGCCAAGGACACCGCGCCGCCGGGCGACCTCAGCCAGTGGTACCGCATCGGCGGCGCAATGAACCGCCTGCCGGCGGAAGTCGACCGCGAAACCCCGGCGAGCCTTTGGGCGGCCTGGCAGGGTTTCAAACACTTCCACGGCATCAAGGACGCCGGCGGCGTCAGCGACGACGAATTCCTAGCGATCCTCGCCGAGGAACAGCGCGCCGGTCGGGCTTGATCCGGACAAGGACGATCGATGGCTAACGCGCCGCTGACGCTTCGGTTCGGTTCCGACGTAGAGGGAGCCAAGAGAGGCGTGGCGTCGCTCGCCACCTCGATCGCCAGCAACATGGCGACGGTTGCGGGGTCGGCACTGACGGCTGGAAAGACGGTCGCCGCCGCTGGACAAGGCATACTTTCGACATTCCAGGGGATCCAGCGCGCAGCCGGACTGATCAGCCCTGCTGTGTTCGCATTGGTGACGGGCTTTCTTTCGCTGAAGCTCGCCGAATCCGCGATCGCCGCCGTGAAGGATCAGCTGGCGACGCTTTTGGACGTCGCCAATAAATCGCGCGATCGCGGGGTATCGGCAGAGTTTTTTCAGGCGTTCATTGCCGGCGCGAAAGGCGCAGAGGATCGGGTCAAGGCCCTGGAAGACGCCCTCGCCTCGGCGTTTCAGGCTACCAAAGCGATGCTCAATCCGGAATGGACGAACTGGAACGCCGGCATCGAAAACACGCTGGTCAAGGTTTCCGCGGTTGAGAAGGCGATGCGCGAGGCGCGCGAGCTCTTCACGACCGACCAGAACTTTTCCGGTTTCGACCTGTTCCGGAACGCGAAGGATCAGGACAGCAAAATCAAGGCCGTCCTGCTCTACATGCAGCAGCTCAAGGCGATCGGCGCGGACGTCGCGGCACTCGATATCGGCGAGAAAATGTTTGGCGAAAAGTTCGCCGACAAAATCAGGACCGGCGAAGAGTCGATCGACCGCATCGTCGAGACCCTCGACAAGGGCGGCAAGAACAACTTCATCTCGAACGAAGCCGCGAAAAACGCCAAGGAGCTCGACGACAGGCTGAACGATGCCTGGCACACGATCTCAGAGCGGATGAAGCCGGACTGGGACGATCTGGCCAATATTGCGCTGCGCATCAAGGGCGTCTGGACCCAGATCATCGAAGCGGTGGCGAACTACAAGGCGGCTGAACTGAAGGCGCGGCCGTTTGCGGGCGTCAACTCGACCAAGGATGAGGACGCGCGCAACAGCGACGACCCGAACACGCCTGCGTTCGGCAATCCGGTTCTTCTAAATCAGGGGCGCCGGCGCCGCGGCCAGGCTCCGGTGTTTGGTCCGACCGAGGAGATCGACGAATCGCGCGGGCTGAATATGACCCGCCGCCCAATGCCGGAGGAAGAAAAGGCCGAGCCTATTCCGATGCCGCGCCGGCGTCCCCAGGACGCGCCGAAGCCCAAAAAGGAAGAGGACGAAAAGCTCGACCAGATCGAGACCCTGATCAACCTGATGACCCGGGCCAATGACACCTTGAAGGTGCAACTGGACACCGAAGGCAAGAGCAACGTCGAGCGCGAAAAAGGCATTGCGCTCGCCAAAGCGGAGGCCGCGGCGCGCCAGGCGCAGCGCGATTTGACTGAGGAGGAGAAAAGCAAGGTCCTGGCGCTGGCGGAGGCGCATGCCACCCTCGCCGCCAAGCTCAAGGACGTGCAGCAGGCCTTGGCGGCGAACGCGGAAAATGCGCGCTTGTTCGGCAATGCCGCTTCCGGCGCGCTCGGTTCAATCTGGATTGACGGCCAGAAGGCCAACGACGTGCTCGGCAATCTTCTGAAGCAACAGGCGAAGTTCGCGCTGCAGGCCGGGTTCACCGGCCAGGGACCGCTCGCCAGCCTGCTCGGGCTGTCGACCGCGGCCAGCGCCGGCCCCAACGCGGTCGGCGGCATCACCGGCCTGATCGGCAAGCTTCTCGGGTTCAATTTCGGCGGCGCCACCGGATCTGCGGCATCGAATGCGGCCTCGGGCTTTACCAGCAACGACTTCGCGATCTTTCGCGCCGGCGGCGGCGACGTCAAAGCCGGCCGCACCTATACGGTCGGCGAAACCGGCATGGAGAAATTCGTCCCCGGCGCCGACGGCAAGATTTTTCCGGTCGGCAACGCCGGCGCCGGCGGCGGCACGACCACCAATCATATCCTGGTCGACGTCACCGGCGCCACCGGCAACGCCGAGATCGCGCGCATGGTCAATGTCGGCATGCAGGCGGCCTACGCCCGCGCAATCGCGGCCGCGCCCGGCGCCGTCATCGAGCACCAGCGGCGGCGCGCATGAGCGCGCTTGTTTGGCCGCAGGATCTGGTGCCCTGTGCTCCGGAGGTCTATTACGACGCCCGCACGATCTCGGGCGGGACGTCGCTGAGCGGCAAGGAACAAGTCGCATCCCGGGATTTCGGTATCTGGCGCGCCGTGATGTCGACGATCAAGATCACGACGGACCAACAGGTCCTCGCGCTGGATGCGATGCTTGCCCAGCTCGACGGCCGCGCCGGCACGGTGATGGTGCCGTTGTTCGCAACCAGGCGCGCGCCCTGGGCCATCGATGCCCTGGGGCGAACGCTCGAGCCCGGCTTCGCGCGCAAGGACAAATATGCCGCGCCGCCGTTCGCGCCGCCGGCGGGTTTTATCGATACGCTGATCTCGGCGCAGCTGCAGACCGCGGCCGCGGACCGCGCCGCAGTAGTCGTCGTCAACATGCTGAAGGGTTCAATCCCGATACCGGGAATGCACTTCCAGGTCGGCAGATGCAGCCATCGCATCCGGCAAATCTTTTCGGTCGCGGGATCCGTCGTGACGTGCAACATCCGGCCGGGATTGCGCGGTGCCGCGGCCGCCGGCGCGACCGTCAATTTCACCTCGCCGGCGATCGAGATGCGACTGGTCTCGGACGATCAGGGTCGCGGTCCGCTCGATATGTGGCGCACCAAGACCGTCTCGCTCGAATTCATCGAGGTGTGAGATGGGCATCGCGCTGCCCAATGCGCTGCGCCTGCAGATGGCGAACAAGGTCATTCGGGCCGCGGCGCTGCTGGAGTTCGATTTTGTCTCGGGGTTGAAACGGTACTGGGTCGGCAAGGGCGACATGATCGCCGGCGGCTTCACCTGGACCGGCATCGATACCGTGGTCACGCTGGACCTCGGCCAATATTCGGTCAACGGCGCGGCCGAACAGTTTTCGCTGACGCTATCCGGCGTCAGCATGGAATTCCTGCAAAAGGTGCAGCAAGGCGCGACCGACGTGCTCGGCCGGCGCCTGCGTATCCATATCCAGGCGCTCGATGAGGATTTTCAGCCGACCGACCCTCCGTTCCTGGTCCGGACCGGCCGGATGCGGGGTTTGCCGTACGACGCCACCGCGGTGACGTCGCGGTCGATCGCGCTCCAGTGCGAATCCATCTTCGCCGCGCGCGGCAAGCCTCCCGCAACCTATCTCGACACCTCGTCGCAGCAGGCTCGGGTCGGCCCGAACGGCAAGGGCACCGAATATATGCCGCTGATCGCGGCCGGCCGGACCGTGACGTGGCCGAAATAGAGCGGGCGCTCGCCGCCTATCTGCAGGCTGCCCTGTTCAATGAGTTCGACTGGCGCCGCCGCAATTGCCACAGCTTCGCCGGCGACTGGATACTGCAAATCCGCGGCGTCGATCCCGGCGCCGCGTTTCGCAACCGCTGCAGCTCGCCGCGCGGCGCGCTTCGCTTGATCCGCCGCGCGGGATTCCGCGACCTTTCCGAATGCACCATCGCCCTAATGGCCGCGGCGGCGATCGCCGAAACCGATCCGGCGGCGGTCGAGCTCGGCGACATCGGAATCATCATGACCGTCGGGCTTTCGGATCGGCCGCAACAGACGCTGGCGATCGCGGCGACGTGCGGATGGGCCGCGCCGGCGCCGCGGGGCCTGCTGATCGCAAAAGCGCCCGCGCTTTGCGCCTGGAGCATCCGCAATGCCTGAGGCACTGCTGGTCGCGCCGGTGGCGGCGGAGGCCGCCGTCGGCGCCGGTTCGCTCGACGCCATCATCACCGGCTCGTTCGTCGGCGCATCCGGCGCGGGTCAGTCGATTTTCGCCTCTGCCGCGGCGAGCTTTCTCGGCAAGGCGGCGTTTTCCATCGGCGCCAGCCTGGCGCTGAATTACGCCGCCAACGCGCTGCTGCAAAAGTCGCTACCCCTGCAGGGAACCGACTTCACCATCAAGTCCGCAGTCCCGGCGCGCTTCATCGACGTCGGCCGGGTCAAGACCGGCGGCGCGCTGTTCTGGTACGAAAGCCCGAACCAGCACCTGTTCATCGGCAAGATCATCAGCTGCGCGCGCATCCAGGCGATCGAGCAGACCTTCCACAACGACACGCTATCGACTTTCGCCGGCCCGATCGTCAATGCCGTCGCCAATGTGACCAACGGACCATGGCAGCCCGGCATTTCGGTCGAGGCAAGGCTCGGCAGCGTAGGCCAAAGCCTCTCGACACTGCTGGCCAGTAATTTCGATGAGCCGGCGTGGCCGTCGGATTACCGCCTGGCCGGCCTTCCCTGGTCCGTCACGCAATATACCCAGCCGCCCGACAAGGACACTTTTCTCGCCGCGTTTCCGAACGGCGCGCCGGAAACCACCCACGTCATCAAGGCGGCGATGGTGCCGGACCCGCGCGATCCCGCCCAGGACCTGGCCGATGAGAACACCTGGGCTTGGAGCGACAACGCGGCCAACGTGATCCTGCGCTTTCTGCTGGATCAGGATGGCTGGGGATTAGAACCGGACGACATCGACATCGAATTCCAAGCCGCCGCGGCAAATGATTGCGACGTCGAGGTTCCGACCACCACCGGCACCGAGAAACGTTACCGGATCTGGGGCCGCTATACCACGGCGACCGATCGCGAACAGACGCTGAAGGATATGCTGGCGGCTTGCGATGGCCGCTTGCTTGAGGGGCCCGACGGCAAAGCCAGACTATTTGTAGGGGTCGACCGCGCACCGACCGTTACCCTCACGGCGGCCGACTTCAAATCGTTGCACATCGAACCCTATGGCGATCCGCTCGATCGCGTCGGCATCGCCCAGCCGCGCCTGGTGCTGGAGGCCTTCGGTTGGCGCGAGAAGGCGGCCCCGCAAGTATTGTTGCCCGGGGTCGACCCGGCGGCGCAGGGCATTATCGACGACATGCCGCTCGCCTATTGTCCGTCCGTGTATCAAGGCCAGCGGCTCGGCAAGATCAGGCTGCATCAGCGATCACCGCAATGGACGGTCAGCGGCGTCGGTTTCCTCAGCGCAATGGCCTCGTTCGGCGAGCGCTACATCCGTTTCGTGTTCGACGAGCTCGGTATTGATCAAACGTTCGAGGTGCAGGGTTTTGGTCTCAACCTGAACGACTTCACCTACCCGATGAAGATGCAGAGCGTCGAACCCGGCATGAACGGCATGACGGCGGGCGAGCTGAAGGATCTGCCGCCGCCGCCGAACCCGCCGAGCACCGCGGGGCTCGCAGCACCCACCGCGATCGTCGCGGTGTTCACCCATCACGACCTTGCGGACATTCACGTCACCTGGACGCCGAACCAAACCTTCGCCGTCGAGCTGCAGTACCGGATCACCGCGCTCGATGATGTCATCACCGGATGGATTGCCGCCAGCGAAGCAATTGTCGGCAACGCCGCCACTCTCACCGGTCTGGACGAAAATCCCTATCAGGTCCGCATGCGCACCCGCGGCACGCGAAGCGCCGGCCCGTGGACCGATCCAGTCGACGTGACCGGATAAAAAGGAAACCTGACAGTTGACCTGTTGGCGCGACATCACCATCTCGGCCGACGCCGGCTGGACGGAATCGCTGTGGCTGCTCGACGGCAACCAGCCGGTCGAACTCACCGGCAGGCGCGTCGAGCTGTATGTGCTGCCGGCATTCGATTGGGCGGGGACGCCGATCCGGGTGCTGAATTCGCTCAGTGGCGGCGAGATCGCGATCGACAACGCGGCCACCGGCGCGATCTCGATCGCCGTGACCCAGGCCGATGTCGCGGCGCACCTGCCGGTCGGAACCTGGAAGTATTTTCTGCGCGTGCTCAACGGCCCGTCGGATGTGGTCGAATATTTGCGCGGCAACCTGATCGTGCTGGCCGGGAGAACCTCATGAAGCCGGCGCGGTTCGATTGGGTCGCCTTCAATAATGAGGACTGGCCGTTCGCGATCGGGATCAAGTTTGCCGACGGCAGCGCGTTCGACTGGTCGCAATACTCCAGCATCGCGATGCAGCTGAAGGTCGATCCGCTGCAGCCGGAACCGGAACTGACGCTGGCACTGGGTTCGGGCCTGACCGTGCGCTCGGCCGATCATTCGGTGCTCGACGGCCTGGTCGAGCGGGCCGACGTCGAGACGTTTGTCGGCATCTACACTTACGACATCGTCGGGATCAATGCCGGCGATCCCATCGTGGTGGTGACCGGCACGATCGCGGTCGGCCAGGGAGTGACGCGCTGATGTATCCCGCCAGCTCTGACAGCATTGTCGCCTTTGCGCGGGGACCGATCGGGCCGACCGGCGAAGTCTCGAACGCTACGCTCGCGGCCGCGATCGCGGCGCTGAAGGGCGGCGTCGATCCCGCCGGCGACACCCTGGCCGAGCTCTATGCGCTGATCCTGGCGCGCGCCACGCTCGACGACATCGCCGCGTTTTCCGTCTCGCCGACGGTGCCGACGCTGGCGCCCGGCAACAATTCGACCAAGGCTGCGAACTCCGCCTTCGTGCACCAGGAGCTGATCAATTACGCGCTCGCCCTGACCGGCGGCACGCTGACCGGTCCGCTGATCCTGAACGGCGATCCCAGCACAGCGCTCGGCGCCGCCACCAGACAATATGTCGACGCCGTCATCCAGAGCATTTCAAACAAATACTCTGCACTTTGCGCCACGACGCCGGGATCGCCGCTTCCGGCCAACACCTATGCCAACGGCTCCGCCGGCGTCGGCGCGACACTGACCGGCAACGCCAACGGCGCGCTCGTCGTCGACGGGCAATCGCCGGCGGCGGGGCAATATGTCCTTGCCAAGGATGAGGCGGCTGGTGCTCACAACGGCCTCTATTTTGTCACGCAACCCGGCGATGCCTCGCATCCCTATATCCTGACCCGCGCGGTTGACGACGATATCGCCGCCGAAATGACCGGCGCGTTTTGCTTTGTCGAGCAGGGCACGGTCAACAACAAGACCGGATGGCTGTGCGGTCAGGCCGCAATCACCGTCGGCACCACGGCGATCGTGTTCACGCAATTTTCCGGCGCCGGCACCTACACCGCCGGCGCCATGCTGTCGCTGACAGGATCGCAATTCGCCGTCAGCGATCCGGAGCTGCTGGCATTGGGCGGGCTGACCGGCGCCGCCGATCGGCTGCCCTATTTCACCGGACCAGGCGCAGCCTTGCTTGCAACATTCACGGCGTTTGCGCGAACGCTGATCGCCTGCGCCGACGCAACGGCGGTCAAGACTGCTCTGGCAATCGCGCTCGCCGATATCAGCGATGCAAGCGCCAATGGACGGTCGCTGATCGCCGCGGCAAATTACGCGGCAATGCGCGCGCTGCTCAGCCTAGGCACCGCGGCGACCAAAAACACCGGCAGCAGCGTTGCAGATCCCGGCACCGGCGCCCTGGAAATGCTGCTGCCGATTCAGACCGTCACCGGCGCTGCGAAGACGTTCGCAACTTCCGATCTTTCCTGGGAGACCCGGCGCTCCAACGCCGGCTCTGCGATGACGGATACCTTTCCCGCATCGTCGACCACCGGCCTCGCCAACGGCACCAAGATCGTCGTCACCAATGTCGACGCCAGCGGCAGTGTTACGATCACGCCGGGAGCCGGCACCACCATCAGCGGCAGTGGCGTGGTCGGGCCCGGCCGGGCGATTCAGTACATCTACGACCTTCCGAACACGATCTGGCGGCCGACGCTCAACACCGGGACGGCGTTGCTCGGCCCCAACAATCTTTCGGATCTATCGAACGCCGCCACGGCGCGCAGCAATCTCGGGCTCGGCAACGTCGCAACGCAGGCGGCCGGCACCGGGCTTACCAATAGCGGCGGCAATCTCAACCTGCAGCCGGCGGCGGCTGGCGCCATCGGCGGCGTCAATTCGATCGCTGCGGTTTCGCACAACTGGATCAACGCGATCTCCACCGCGGGCTTGCCGTCGCTATCGCAGCCGTCGATGTCGGACATCGCGACCGGCACCGCGCCGGCGTTCACGCTCGGCGGCAATATTTCCGGGGGCGGCTTCGGCGTCGACAATGCCGTGATCGGCGGCGCCACGCCGCTGGCCGGCACCTTCACGACACTGACCGCAAATACTTCGGTATCCGCGCCGATCATTAAGGCGAGCGGGGCGCTGAAGTTCCAGAGCAACGGTTCGACCTTTGCCGGCTCGATCAATACCGGCCAGCAATGGATCATCGGCTCCGACAACACCGCGCCGGCCGGCCCGCTGCTGTTCGTGAACAAGGCGACTTCCGCCGGCAACCAGGCGACAACCAACGGTTCGGTTACGGCGAACGTCTCCGCCCACTTCGTTGGTTCTGACGGCAACTCGAACAATATCGTTATGGATGCCTACGGCAACGGGGGCGCCCCCGGGGTTATCACCCGCCGCGCGCAGGGGACGCAGGCCGCGCCGACCGCGGTCCTGTCCGGCGATTCTTTGTTCGCGTTTGTCACCCTGGGCTATTTCGGCAGCGGCGCCTATTCGGCGGCGAACTGGAGCAGTTTCGGCGGGCTGTTCGCGTCGGCCGCCACGGAAAACTGGGACGCCAGCCATCAGGGGCAATGCTGGCAATTCTACACCACCGCCAACGGTACAACCAGCCTCAACGAACGCGTCCGGATCGGCTCCGGCCTGATGGTCGGCACCACTACGGAGCCGGGCATCGGCAATGCCAGCATTGCAAACGCGCTGCAGGTCGGCTCGTTCACCGTAGCCACGCTGCCGGCCGGCGTCACCGGGCGGATGGTGTGGTGCTCGAACTGCCGCGTCTTCAACGGCGCCGGCGTCCAGGAAGGCGCCGCCGCCGGCACCGGCGGCCTCGTTACCTATAACGGCTCGGCGTGGAAAATCGCCGGCACCAATGTCACCGCAGTCGCATAAGGAAAACTCGCATGCCCATCGAAAAGAAACCCGGCCTGTTTTACGAAATCCTTGTCCGCGGGATATGTGATGATCCGGCGCGGCTCGGCGAATTTTCCGGCGCACACCTGATCGAGGCCGAGGCCTATGTCGACACCGAGGGCGGTCCGGACGGCGCGGGCGAGGTCCTGCAATACAAGCCCGGGGCGGCGCAAGATTTGCCGCGTGACAAAGTGGTTGCCTATCTCGGCGACCGGTTCGTCACGTTTGAAGCGCAGATCCGCGACCTGAAACAAAAGCTCGCCGCCGCCGATACCGCGGCCCAAAGTGCGGCGACCGCAACCGCCGGGCAGATCGCCGCCTTCGACGCCAAGCTCGCCGAACGAGACGCCGCGATCGCGGAGCGTGACGTCGCAATCGCACAACTGACGGCGGCCCGTGACCAAGCCGAGGCGCGGATCAGCGCCGTGCAGTCGGCGCTCGCGGCCGCGCCGAGCACACCTGCCGCTTAAAGGTCTCGCGCGAGACAGCCCGCCGCCGCCCCGAACACACACCCACATCTCCATCAGGTGCATCGCATGGCCACTTCCAAGCGCGAACTGACGCGGGCGATCGCGCGCGGCAAGCCCGGGCCGCGCGGATTCACGCCGCAGCCGGTATGGAACGGCCCGCTGTTGAGTTTTGAGGACGGCAACGGCGATCCCTACGGACCGCCGCCGGCCAATCTGCTGGGGCCGGAAGGCCCGGCGGCCAACACCGGAAGCTTTCAGACCCAGGCCCAGCTTGCGGCGAGCGTCACCCATGTCGGCGTCGCCGGCATCAGGTTGCTCGGCGCGCTGGCCCCCGGCGACGATGGCGACGCGATCCTGACCCAGATCGCGGCGCCGTCGATCATCAAGCCGTGGCACAAGCCGTCGAACAACGGCTGGTTCGAGCTGATGAGCAGCGTCGGCACGCTGAAATTCTTCGGCGGCAAATCGAGCGGCTCGATCGCGAACAAAACCGCCAACAACCAGGCGCTGAAAGATATCGCGCAGTGGGTCACCGAGCGGAAGATCGCGGGCTGCGCCACCGAGATGACCTTTCATCCCGGCGTTTACGACTACGACGACAACAGCTTCCAGCTCGCGCAGCAAAGCGCCGTGCTGCGCAGCATCGGCCGGCCGATCCTTCGTTACCATGGCGGCGACGACGCGCTGGTCCTGGACGGCCTGGCCGCCCCGCCGGCTTTCGGCGTGAAACAATTCAGGATGATCGGCAATCTCACGGTGCAGAGCAACAGCTCCGCGAAGAACGCCATCGTCGTCCGCTCGCTGCTTGATTCCGATCTGGATTTGACCTGCGGCGGCGGCTCCAGCGCCTATGCCGGCCTTCGTCTGGAATTCGGCGTCTGCGCGCGCATAAGATATTCCTGCTCGTCGAATTATAAGGACGAAGATGGCGACCCGTGGTGGGCCGATGGCGTTGCGCCATCGTATGGCGTCTATGCAACCGAACTCGCGGTCCCACCTGCGCCGGATTTCCAGACACCGAACGCTTTTTGCACGCTGTTGCCAATTATCGAAGGTGTCAACTATGGCGTATGGGCGGACAAGGTCAACGGACTGCGAATCAGGGACGGCACCATTGAGGGCTGCACGACCACGGGCCTGACGATCGACCGCAACTCCAGCAGCATCCTGGTGGAGGGCACCGATTTTGAATCCAACGCCATGCAGGATATTTATGTCTCGGGCAGCGATTGCACGTTTCTCGGCATCAATTGCGGGAATGTCGTCACGTTCGGAACCAATGCTCCCGCCACCGCCAGCCGCAACCGTTTGATCGGCGGCGTCTGCAACACTGTCGTGTTCGCCGCCGATACCGCCTATAATCAGGTGGACACCGTCTTTAACATCACCGGAACCGGCGGGATCTCCGATTCCGGCAACTATAACCGCACCAAAGGCTCGTTCGACGCGGCTAACGCCGCCTATTACACCCGTGCGCGCTTCAGCCCCACCATCAGCGGTTCGCCATATCTTTTCCAGAACACCACGGGCGACGATCTGATGGTCTCGGTCAGCGGCGGCACCGTCAGCGCCATCAATCTGAAACCCCGCGCTACCGGCAGTTTCATCAGCGCCGGCGTGACGGCTGGCCTGTTCTTGCTGGCGCCGAAAGATCAAATCCAGATCATTGGTCCGGCGGTCCCGGCGGTCAGTGTGTGGGGCGTCTGACGCCCGCGCCGGCATTGACCATCGAACCCGCTATCAGCGAGCCGCATGCCAGCCTCCGCAATCCTCGCGGCGGCGGCGCGGGCAACGCCTTCGGCAATGGTGATCGGCTGCAAGACGCACCACCTCAGCCTCTCCGGGCAAGGCCCGACGCCCGATCAATCCCCCATCATCGTCAAGGATAAGTCATGACCGACGACGCATCGTTCGGCGCCGCGCTTGCGCGCCTGTGGCCGCGAGCTCCCCAGCCATTGCTCGACGGCATCATCGCCACCGCGCCGGCGGTGTTCGAAAAGTACGGCTTTACGCCGCTGCTACAAGTGCACTGCATGGCGCAGATCAGCCACGAATGCGGGCAGGGCCGCGAGCTCGTCGAAAACGGCAATTATTCGCCGGAGGGCATCGTCAAGACCTGGCCGTCGCGCTTCCATTCGCTGGCCGAGGCGATTCCGTTCGCCCACAATGCGCGGGCGCTGTTCAACAAGGTCTACACCGGCCGCATGGGCAACCTGCCCGGCTCCGACATGGGCTGGACCTTTCGCGGCCGCGGCGCGACCAACACCACCGGCCATGACGGTTATTACGCGCTGGCGCAAAGGACCGAGCTGGATCTGGTGAACGATCCGGACCTCGTCAACAAGCCGGAATTGTTCCTGGAATGCGGGGTGGTGGATTTCATCCTGTGCGGCTGCGTCCCGTTCGCCAAGGCCGACGACGTCCGCAATGTCACCCGCCACCTCAATGGCGGGCTTATAGGGCTCGCCCAGCGCGAGGTCTGGCTGAAGGCGTGGAAGTCCGCGCTGCTGCCGCTGCACGGCCAGGAGGCGCTTTTCCCGCAGCCTGCGGCCCGTGCCGAGGGCGAGCTTCGTTTCGGCGACCGCGGTTTTGAGGTGAAGGGCCTGCAGGCCGGCCTGAAGGCCGCGAACTATGCCTGCGGAACCGACGACGGCGACTATTTCGAGGGTACCCGCGGCGCGGTCGCCAAATTCCAGCTCGACCACGGGCTGCCGTCCACCGGAATCGCCGATGCGGCCACCAAGCAAGCCCTGGCCAAGTCCCCGGGCGCGCCGATCGCCGAGGCGCGCGCCACCGCCACCGTTGGGGATCTGCGGCAAGCCGGCTCGCGCACCGTTGCCGGCGCCGACCGGGTCGGGTTCATCGGGTGGGTCAAGACCTTGTTTGGAATCGGCACCGGTACCGCCGCCGTTACCGCGGGCGGCTCCGAGCGAGGCGCGCCGGATTTCGACACCATCCAGGCCGGCATCGACAAGGCGCAGCAGGCCGCCGGCATGTTCGACCAGGTCAAGCTGCTGGCAAAGCCGCTGGTGGCGCTGCTGGCGCACCCGGCGGTGCTGCCGATCGCGGCCGCGATAGCGCTCGCCGGCATCCTGCTGCTGATGGAATCGCATCGCATCAAGCGTGCGAGGCTCGAGGATCACCGCTCCGCGGCGAATATGGGGCGCTGACATGCTGACGATCATTGCGGGCGCGATCGCGCTCATCCCGGGAGGCGGCGCGGTGTTCGGCGCCGCGGCTTCCGCGGCCGGCTATCTGCTCCGCTGCACCACCTGCCTGAAGGCGTTGGGCGTCGCGGCGCTTGTGGGCTGGACCGCCCTTCACGTCCACCATGCCGACGCGGCACGTTGCGCGGCACGCATCGAGGTCGATCACAAGAAGGCCGCCGCGGCGGCCGAGCAGCGCGACGTCGACGTCCGGACAGGCCTCGAAACCAAATACCGGCCGGAAATTTCGAGGCTCGAACAGCACGCCAATAAATTGCAACAAGAGGTCGCCAGATATGAAACGCGCAAGCCTGATCCGAAACTCGGTGCAGCTGTCCGCAGCTGCCCTCTCGGCAACGGTCCTCTGCAGCTGCGCAAGCCTGCGGGCTGACCTGCCGGCGCCGCTGCGGGTCAACCTGCCGGAGATCTGCGAGATCATCCTGACGCCGGTGCCTATGCCCGACGTCGGACCGAAGGATGACGCGCGCGTGGCCTTCGTGAAGGACGAGGCCGCGCTGATCACCGCCAATGAACGCATTGTTGCCGGCCGCGACTGCATCGCGGACGAGCGCCGGGAATATGCCGGCAAGGGGAACAATTGATGCGACAGCCCGCTGCGCGCCTGGTTTCATCCGACCGCGACCGCATCGCCGCGCTGGAAAAGCGCGCTGACGCGCATGATGCGATGGCGAGCCAGGTGGCGGAGATGCACCAGGCCTATACCCGGTTCACGAATATCAACTGGTTTCTGGTCAAGGTTGGCCTTGGCATCACCGGCCTGGTTGGATTTTCCGCAGCGGTGCTGGCAGTCATCACCGGGGTCCAGAGGCTCATGACCGGCCACTAGCTCACCATCGTCCACGAAGTCGCAAGTCAACGCCGTCGGCATCCTGCCGGCGGCGTTTTTGTTTGCGCGCATGGCAGCGCGAGCTCGAGCTGGCGATCGGCGCGATCGAGATTGGCGAGATCCAGCACCGCGACATCGGCGCCGGCGAACACCGCGGCGTGGGTGGCGAAAGGATTTTGCGTTTGCAGGTCGCCGGCGATCCAGCCGCGGCGGCCGCGCCAGGGACCGCGGCGGACGATGACGGCGGTTTTCAGAAGGTCTTCACGGTGACCTGGCCGTAATAGGCCTTCGACCACCGAGATTCGATCTCGACAAAACCGTCCGCGAGCATCTTCTCGCGCTTTTTCGGTCTGAGCGCCTGCCATGCGGCGACGTTGACCATCGGAAAATCGCCTTTGAACGATTTCGGGCTCTCGGGCGATACCGAGACATAGCCGATGCCCACGCGGGTTTCACGGAAACCGCCACAGACGCCCGCAAGCGCCTTCAGCTCGGTTTTGATCGCGTCGATGCGTCCAAAAATCTCGTTGTTGCCGGTATGAATGCCCAGCAGTTCGTCGCACAGCTTTGCGCGCTGCTTCAGCGCATCGGCGAGAGGATCGGCTGTTTTAGCGGCTGCCGGCATCATCGGGATCCAGGCGACCGGACGCGGTACCAGCCGGTCGCGGGGCAAAATCTTCCACTTCCGGGTTAATGGATGGTTTCAGGCCGCTGAAATCGTTGTAATTTCTCCGCATCTCCGCAGTCGTCGTGGTGGAATGCCTCGCCGAGGTGGCGCATGTCGAAGCGTTTGCCGCAGCCAGGGCATTCCATGATGTGATCCGCCTCGTCGGAAGGCGTCCAGCCGTCGGGCCGGCCGGGGCGGCGCGGCGCGTTCTTCATGGCTCGAACTCCGCCTTTTCGATCCTGATCGCTTCTCCTTCCGCCGATTCTGCAAAATAATAGCAGGACCGTCCGTTGGCGTCGGTCGCCTCGATAATCCGCGGAAAATTCATTTCATCGTGCTCAAGCGTCTTGAAACTCCAGCCCTTGGCCTCCTGGCCGACATCCTCCAAACGCCGGTCAGGCGGCAGCGGCATGTACTCGATCACAACCTTCATCAAAGATCCTCCCGCAATCCCCTGAAGAACGGATGCCGCAGCTTGCCCTCGGCCGATTTCGCGCGGTACTCGATCTCGGCCAAGAGCGACGGCTCGACCCAGATGCCGCGATGGGCGATCTTTTTGGCGTAGGGCTGGGTCTTGCGCACCAGCGGCGCCAGCCGGGCGCGCAGCGCCTTTGCCGAGGCGGGCGTGAAGCCGTGATCGACCTTGCCGGCATAGACGAGCTCGCCGCCCTCGCGGCGGCGGCCGACATAGATGCCATCCCAGTTGCTGCCGTCCAGCGCGAAACCGGCGATCGGCAGCGTCTCGCGCTGCGCGCAGGTGATTTTCACCCAGTCGTTGGTTCGCTCCGACGGATAGCGGCTGTCGCGCACCTTGGAGACCACGCCCTCGAGGCCGACCTTGCAGGCGTGCCGAAACATCTCGGGCCCGTCGAGCTCGAAACTTTCGCTGAACTGGATCGCTGTTTTGGCCACCAGCTTCTTCAGCAGCGCCTTGCGCTCGAGCAAACGCAGCTTTCGCAAATCGTAGCCGTCGAGATACAACAGGTCGAAGGCGACCATCACGATCTTCTTGGAATTGCCCTTGAGCTCGTTCTGCAGCACCGAGAAATCGGTAGTGCCGTCGGCGGCCGGCGCCACGACCTCGCCATCGATGATGGCGCTCCTCGCGTTGATCAGATAGGCGTCGACCGCGATCTTGCGAAAGCGCCTGGTCCAGTCGAGGCCGCGGCGGGTGAATACCTTCTCGGCCTCGTTGGCTTTATGCAGCTGCACCCGGTAGCCGTCGAACTTGATTTCGTGGACCCAGCGGGCGCCGGATGGCGGCTTCTCGATCGCGCTCGCCAGCGCCGGCGCGATAAAGCCCGGGTACGGCGCCTTGATCCCGATCGGGGCGGACCTGGTGCGGGCGAAGGCCATCAGACCAGCCGCATCGGCAGCGGCAGCTGAATATCGCGGTACCGCCCTTCATGGCGATCGACAAAATCCTGCAGGAAGAACGGCACATCGCGGATCTGCAGGTCGCAGCGCCGGCGCAGCTCATGGGCGATGTCCGCCGAAACGTCCTCCGACCATCTTTCGGCGGTGTTGAAACCCACCACGCGAACCGGATTTTTATATTGGCCTTCAAGGAGGTCGCCGAGCACGGTCTCAAGGTCGGCCATCTCGGCATCGGCTTCGCGCCAGACCCGGCCGCCGCGGCCGAAATCGTCCAGCACCAGATAGACGGTTTGATCGTCATCTTTCGGGACGATCGACGGGGTCCAACCGGTCACACGCATCACCACAACTCCACGCAACAGAACCGCGATTCAAAGCCGGCCGGGCGGATTCGTTCCGGCGAGGAACCTTTGCCGCGGTTGCTCCGTTCGAAATCCTAGGCCGCGGCGGCGCGGCCAGGCAACGGGAGATCGTGATGGCGGTAAACAAGCCGGTCGGCGACAACGCACGCAAGGGTGCGGTGAAGAAGCGGACACAACGCAAGACCGCGGTGATGGGCAAACCGGCCTGGACCAAGCGCGACAAGAGCTCCGGCGAGTTCATGGCGGTAAAAAAGGGCAAGAAGAAATTCAAGGGCGTGCGCCGCGAGAAGACCTGATCAGCGATCGGGCTCTGTCACCCGGCGTTTTTTCGGCGCCTGCGCTTGATCGACCACGCGTTGCACCGCCTGCACGGCAGCCAGCCGGCTTTTTGCGCTGCCGCTCTTGACGGTGCCCGGGTCGAGATCGACCGACCATTTCCAGCTGTTCGGCTCGATGCCCTGCACCACGATGTAGTGTTTGCCGCGGTAGGTCATGGCACCTCCTCACGCGAACAGATCGGCGCCGGCCTGGGTGAAGGTCAGATAAGCGCCGGAGGGATGCGGCGTCAGCCAGCCGCGCGCGACCGCGGCCGCAACCGCGCCGCGATATTCGGCGGCACCGGCGCCGGCGGCGATGAACTGCGCATTGAGCGTGGCGACGGCAACCCGCCCCATATGATCCGCCTCGATCGCATTGGCGAGCTCAAGCAGTTTGCGCGCGGCGGCGTCGGGATCGGACAACGGTCGGGGTTCGACGAATTTCATCATGGCGGATTCTATCCAGTTTTTCTGCGCTGCGCCGCCCGCCGCCGGCGGCTCGGGCTCGATTGGATGGCGGGTGCGCAGCGCGACCAGTTCCGGCCGGGTCTTAGGCTGGCCCGTTGCCTTGCACGGCCGGCAACCCAGCGCCCGCTCCAGGGTGTGGATCGGGTTGTCGCGCGGCCAGATCAGCAGCGCCAGATCGACCAGATCGCTATGGCCGCAGCGCCGGCAGCGCACCTCGAGCATTTCGACGCCGCCGTGGATGGCATCCGCGATGGTCGGCGACGGCTCGATCGGCCCGCCCAGGAACTGGCGCGCGTTCCATTCCTCGCAGCAGCGAAAATGTGCCACGCGCAGCTGGGCGTCGGCTGCAGCGAAGGCATCGGCTACCTGGCGGACCAGCTGCGCATGCAACTGCTCGACGCGCGCAAGCTCGCGGACATAGTGCCGGCGGTCGCGGCCGGACATCGGAAGCTGGATCACGCGCGGGGACATCGGCGCATCAAAGCGCCGCGGCGCGGACTTGTCGAATCCGGCTAGATGTTGGGCCCGGAACTGATCGCAGCCTCAGCCTGCAGCGGTTTCGTTCTGAGTGCTTTCGGACCTATCTGAATCGACTTCCTCCGGCCCCGGCAAGCGGTAACGAGCTGGCGCATCCCACGGCTTGTTCGACCGCATCACCGAATCCTCATCCGTGAGCGTGTACGAAAAGATCGAGCTGCCGCCATACCAGTGCGTCTCCCAGCCGTTTGCGGAGGGATCGCCCTTGATCGGCACGTCGATGCGCAGCATCTTGGCGCCGAACCGCTCCTCTTCACGGGTACGGCCGGCGTGACTGCGGTGGCCGAATATCTCCACGATCGCCCATTCCCAGCCGTCGTCTTCTTGCGTCATCGAATTCCCCTCCTCCGGTTTAAAACGGAATGTCGCCGGCGGCGTCGGCCGGCATTCCCGCCAGCTGAGCTGCGGCGCGTTCATCACAGCACTCCCGACAGCCTGCTGATCTCCGCCGGGTTCAATGCGCGCTTGCGCCCTGCGTAGACTTCTCGCGCGTCGTCTACCCGCTGCAACGGCCCGTGCAGCGAGGCGCGCACGGTCGCGAAGAACGATAAAAGGCCGCGCTCGTGAGGCTGCAGGTAGTGACGGCCCATCTTTTCATAAAAAGTTTTGAGGAAGGCCTCGTCCGAGTAACCCACCAGCGCCTCCAAGGCTCGGGCCTCGACCTCGTTGATCGTGAAGGTTATCTGCAGATCGACGTCTGCCGTTGTTTTGACCTTCGCCATTTCACAACATCCCCAGTGCCTGTAGATACGTTTCCAGAATGGTCTCGTGTTCCTGCCGCGCGTTGGCGTCCATCTTGCGCAGCCGCACCACGCTCTTCAGCGCCTTGACGTCGAAACCGTTGCCCTTGGCTTCGGCGTAGACGTCGCGGATGTCGTCGGCGATGGTTTTCTTTTCCTCCTCGAGCCGCTCGATGCGCTCAATGATCGCCTTGAGATGGTCCTTGGCGAACTTCGTCGCCGGATCTTCCTTTACGGCCGCGGCGGGCATCAAAACGTCCCTTCGATGCAGCGGCGCAACGTCAGCGTCTCCATGTGCTCGATTTCCCATTTGCGGAGCGCCTGGCTGGCGGTTCGCGCGGCGATCGCAGCCCGGATTTCGCCGATGCCGATCTTCGCAATGTTGCCCGCCTTGCAGTCGGCCAATAGTTCGCGCGCGATGGTTTTGGCAAGATCGTCGAGTCGGGCGATGTTCCCCGGCATCACGAGGGCTCGCTTGGTCCGGGTGCGAGAATGCCGGCGAGCTCATCGACGCTGGTCGCCAGCTCGTAAGCCAGGCGCTGCAAGTCGACCTCGACATCAAGCCCGACAAAATACGACGCCGGCCGCGCAGGTCTGCTGGCGGCCGGTTCATCGGGAATGGAGCGGATGAAGCGAATCCCCGCTTTCATCTCGACGACTTGGCGCATCACCCGCAACAGCTTGTTTCGGGTTGCGACCAGCACGTCAGCCGGCGCCGGGGCGACGTCGGCGGTGAGTTCAGCAATCGAGGTGTCGGTCATGACGCTTTCCTTTCGAGTTTCACAGCTACGGGGTTGAGCGGCAGTTTCGTCTGATCCTTGAACCGAAGCTCCCTGGTGCCGGCCTGCAGGACGTCGCGGAACTGAGCGCCGGCGAGCTGGCGCGCCGCGGCATCGGCGATGATGCGGCGCAGGCCGCTGGGATCGTCGCCGCAGCGCTTCAGCCAGCCCCAGATCGCCGCCGCCGCCTTGTCGGGCGCATAGCCCATCGCCTCGCCGACCAGCGGCACGCCCTCGTCGACCAGCCAACGCGCGTCGGGGTGTTCGGGGCGCGCCGGCGAAGCCGGCTTCGCGGCGATCGCAACGAGCCGCAAAATCTCGGGATGGTCGGCACGGACGCATTCGAGAACCGCGGTCTCGAAATGGGTTTTGACGTGGTTGGCGTGAAACTGGTTGGGCAAGATCAGCGTCACGGCGTCGGGTGCCAAGCTGGCCCCTGTCAGTTTTTCCCCGAACCAGGATGCGAACACTTCCTCGCCAAGCCGCTGCTTCAGCCGCGCGCGAAGCCTTTCGAGGTCTTGCTTTGGCGGCGGACCGCCAGCGCCTTCAGGCGCGCTGGCGGCTTCGCCGCCCTGCAAAGGAAGAGATAAAGTTTTCTCTAAAGTAATAGGGGGGCCATTTTGGCCCCTGTTTTCGGCACTTTTTGGCACCTGTTCCGGACCATTTTGGCCCCTATCAGCCTCCGATAGGGGCCATTTTGGCACCTGTGGCGTTTCAGACAGGGGCCATTTTGGCACCTGTTTTTCCGGATCGAGCACCGGCCGGTAGCGGTTCGACCGACCCGCCTTCCGGACTTCAAAATACCCGGTGTCAAGCAGCGCCGCGATCGCCCGCTTGACCGTGCGAAGGCCAAGGCCAAGTTTGTCTTTCAGGTAGGTTTCATCCGTCGGCAGCACCTCGCCGGTGCGCGCGTCGAGCCTCGACAGCAATTCACCACCTACCGCGCGCGTCGCGCCGGTCAGCCGGGGATCGCGGCGAACGCGATCCATTGCTGCAAGCTTTTTGGCGTTGAACGCCCTGAGGGCTTCGTCGCGGGTCACGGCGGCGCCCCGCAGAGAACCATCCGGTCCCTTGACAACCGGGCGGCAGATTTCCCTTCGAACTTTGGTCGAGTGCCTTTCTTGGTCTGGAGTACCGGGCGTCCGGCCGGCGCGGAATTGCTGGTGCTGCTCGATGCGGCCATCGCTCACACCGGCGTTGCCGTAAGCGTCGCGGCATAAGCGGCGAGCAGCGTACAGATCGCGGAGAGGATCAGCAGCGCGATCAACTGCCGCGCGACCCGGATTTTTTCGGGGGTCGGCGTCATCGGCTCACCGCCGCAAAATCGAGCGTGAACGGCGGCGCCGTAAAGCGCTGCGGCTGCGGCGCTGCGGGCGCCAGCCAAGCGATGACCGCCATGGCGCCGAGGAAGATCGCGGAGACCAGCAGCGCAAAACCGATGACCGCGATCACCGCCGGCCAATCCGGCG